ATTACGCAGCAAATGTACTGTTTGATTGAGCTCGGTGAACGCCGTCCTTCGGTAGAGGTAGCTAAAAAAATTGCCGCTGTCCTGGACTTCGATTGGATCCTGTTTTTCGAAGATCCGCCCGAGGATAAGGCGGTTAATTTATAAGTTTCGGAGCGGGGAGGGGCCACTATTGATAAACCACCAGGACAAGGTTTCCCATAAATGAGGCCTCCCAGTTCAAAATTTCTGTATTTGAAAGGAGATGACTTCATGGCCACTCCACAGAAAAAGCTAAAACCAGAACTTGCCGAAAAAATCCGCCAACATCTCTGCCACCGCCGGTCATGGCCCTGCTGGTTGACGGCGGAAGAGGTGGCCGAGATGCTGAGAGTCGACATCGGCACCGTCTACAGCCTGGCCCGGCAGAATGTCCTGCCGCATGTGAAGATTGGCCGGATTTACAGGTTCGACCGGGACGGGATGTTCTGGCAGGCCCGGGAAAGCTACCGCGAAAATCGCGGTGCCTGATTTGCTGATTCCATCTTACTTAAGAAGGGAGGGCTGGAAAATGCTGAGAGCTGCACGCAATAACGCCGGATTAAGCAGAGAGGAGGCCGCGCACAGGTTGTATGTCGGCAGCAGGACGCTTGCCGACTACGAGTCAGGCCGGACCATCGCGCCGCCGGATGTCATCATGAAGATGGCCGAGGTATACCAAGAGCCTATGCTTCCGGCAGACTACTGCGCAAAGGTGTGCCCAATCGGGCAAGTCCTTGCACATTCGATCGATAGGTCAGAATTTGCAGTGACAGTGCTCCGGGTGCTGAAAGAATTCGCGGATGTGGAGCGCCTGCGGGACAATCTGGTGAACATTGCCGCAGACGGAAAGTTGCACGATCACGAGGTAGACGAGTTCGAGGTGATCCTGAAGGAAATGGTGGAGCTTGAGAAGTGCATCAGTGAACTTAAATTTTTCGCGCTGCGACATGGTGTCGAGATCGAAGATATCATGCCGTCAGCGGCGGTGTAGGAGGGCAGACAATGGCCAAAAAGTTAGTTTTCAAGAACGAGAACGGCAATGACTACTGCGTAATCGCCGGGACCGACAAGCGGGCCCTGCTACGGGACATGAATTCCGGCTATTACGTCATTGCCACCAACCTGGACTGGCGTTACCGCTGCTGGGGCGGCGGAGAGTATTTCTCGCCCGATGAGTTCGGGAAAGCAGTGAAAGTGTTCCTGGGAGGAGGGACAAGATGAGTAACCGCAAGATTTGTCCCAAGATTTGTCCGTTGATGAGCAGGCCGATTGTTGACACCACTAGCAATTATGCCCAGGTAATACTGGACGAAATTCAGTGTAAAGAAGAAGCCTGCGCCTGGTGGGACGGCGACTGCGCAATTGTAGTCATAAGCAAAACCCTGCGCAGTCCGGTTGAAACCAAAGACGTAACCCCTGTCCCAGGACTTCTTTAGAAAGGAGGGACGAAATGCGCAAAACAGTTTTTCTCTTCGTCGGCAAAAAAAAGGATCTACAGGCGAAGCTGGCCGCGATGACCGGGCAGAACGTCATCCACCTGGGCCGGTGCGAGCTGTGCGGCGAGCTGGCGAAGGGTGCCATCTGCCGGCGCTGCGAGCCGATGTTCCGGCGTTGGACGAAAAAAGTGGCGACCGAATTGGCCGCCCAGGAAAGCTCCCACAAACCAATTATAGCATAAAACTTTGGCGGGGGCGACCACCACAAGGCCCGTGCTTCCCCCCTGACACTATGCTCCGCGCCCCCGCCATTAAAAAGCAAGGAGGTTGACCATGAGAACGCAAGCCATGCTTGTAATCCGATTGAGAGGAGGGGTAGCATGAAGCTATTATCTCTAACCCTACGCAACTTCAAGGGCATCCGCGATTTTACCCTGGATCTGCAGGGGCGGGATGCAAGTATCTACGGGGACAACGCCACGGGGAAAACCACCCTGATGGACGCGTTTCTGTGGCTGCTCTTTGGCAAGGACAGCGCCAACCGGGCCGACTTCGATATCAAGACCCTGGATGACAGCGGAGAGGCCTTGCACGGCTTGGACCACTCGGTCGAAGCCACCGTCGAGCTGGACGGCCGCCCGATGACGTTGAAGAAAGTCTACTCTGAGAAATGGACCAAGAAGCGCGGGGCGGCCACAAAGGAGTTCACCGGCCATACTACCGATCATTTCCTGGACGGGGTCCCGGTCCAAAAGAAAGAATATGACGCCGCGGTGGCCGACATCGCGAACGAAGACATCTTCAAATTGCTCACCAACCCGAGGTATTTCAACGATATGCTGCACTGGCAAAAGCGCAGGGAGATCTTGCTTGAGGTCTGCGGGGATGTGAGCGATTCCGATGTCATCGCCAGCGACAAGGCCCTGGCCCGACTGCCTGAGATCCTGGGCGATCGCTCCCTGGAAGATCACCGGAAAGTGATTGCCGCCAGGCGTGCGGAGATCAACAAGGAGCTGGAGAAAATCCCTGTCCGCATTGACGAGGTCACCCAGGGGCTGCCGGATGTTACCGGTATCAGCAAGGCGGCTCTCGAGAAAGAGATCGGGGCCCTCAGCAAAGTGCTGCAGGACAAAGTCCAGGAGCGCACCCGCATCGAGAGCGGGGGAGAAGTTGCGGAGAAGCAGAAGGCGCTGCGGGAGCTAGAAGCGGAGCTGCTGGACATGCAGAACAAGCTCCGCGCCGGCATTGACGACAAGATAGGTGCCGCTCGGGCAGATCGGAACAAGATCGCTGGTGAGATAGATTCCCTTAATTCCGCCATCCGCTCGAATGAGCATGCTATTACGGACAACCAGCGCGAAATTGAGCGCCTGGAAGCCCGTATGGCTTCCCTGAGGACGAATTGGGAGCAGGTGAATAGTAAGACCTTCGAATTCGTACAGGACGAAATCTGTCCCACCTGCGGCCAGGCTTTGCCTGTTGAGCAGCTGGATGCGGCTCGGGAGAAAGCCCTATCCGACTTCAACCTGTCTAAAGCGAAGAAGCTCGAAGAGATCACCGCACAAGGCAGGGATGACCGGGCCCGGGCCGGTGAACTGGCTCTGCAGAATGCGGAGCTGGAGAAAAAGATCCAGGCAGACGAGAAGATATTGCAGCGGTTGCAACAGGAGGCCGATCAGCTGCAGGGGCGCATAGATGAGCTTACTGCCCAGGCTGATGACGTGATGGGCGACCCGGTTTACATTGACAAGGCCGCGGGCAAACAGATCCTGCTTGATGCTATCGCAGCCCTGAAAGAGGACAATCGGGAGGCGCTGGCTGTGATCGAAACAGAGATCGCCGATATCGAAACGGAGATCGACGAAGCCAAAAGCAAGATCGCCCTGGTCAGCGCTCACGAAGCGGGCCAGGCCCGGATTGAAGAGCTTCAGGAGCAGGAGCGCGAGCTGGCCGCTGAGTATGAGCGGCTGGAAGAGGAGCTCTATCTTACGGAACAGTTTGTCCGGGCAAAGGTTGCAATACTTGAGGATAAGATTAACTCACGCTTCGAGTATGCCCGTTTCAAGATGTTCAATGTGCTCGTCAACGGCGGTATTGAAGAGTGCTGCGAAACCCTCTACCAGGGCGTTCCCTACAGCAGTGCTCTCAACAATGCAGCTCAGATAAACGTGGGCCTGGACATCATCAACACCCTGTCTGAGCACTACGATTTTGAGGCGCCCATCTGGATTGACAACCGCGAGGCCGTTACCCACCTTATCCCCACCCGGGCCCAGCTGATCAGTCTGGTCGTTTCGGAGCCGGACAAGAAGCTGCGGGTGGAGATCGAGGCAGCAAATAAAACCAAAAAGGAGGCTGTTTAAATGGCTATCCAAGTAGCAAAGCAGGAAGAATCATTATCCAACAGGTTTATGAACGCAGTTGTAAAGGAGTTTTCCGGAAGTGTCGGCGAGGTTGCCCTGACCAACTTTCAGCGGCGCCTGGTGCAAAACTACTTCATCGCCGTGGACCAGGCGCTGGTCAAAGCCGAGCAAAAAAGGCAAATGAAGAAAAGCAATAAGGATCCGCTGGCTGTCACCTGGTCAAATATAGACATGCAGCAGCTGGCTCTGGACGTGGTAGCCTGCGCCCGCGTCGGACTTGATCCTGCACAGCCGAATCACATCAGCCCGGTGCCGTATAAGGACAACAGCCGTGGCAAGTACGTGGTCGTCTTTATCGACGGTTACCGGGGGATCGAACTCAAGGCCCGTAAATACGGACTGGATATCCCCGACAGCGTGACGGTGGAACTGGTCTATTCCAATGACCACTTCAAGCCCATCAAAAAAGACGCAAACAACAAGGTCGAAAGCTATGAATTCGAGGTCAACAACCCCTTCGATCGCGGGGATCTGGTGGGCGGCTTCTACTACCACGGCTACAATGAGAACCCCACGAAAAACAAGCTGGTTATCTTTACGCTGAAAGATATCCTAAAGCGCCGGCCGGAATATGCCTCGACGGAATTCTGGGGCGGCAAGAAAGCCATTTGGAAAGATGGCAAGAGAATCGGTGAAGAAGAGGTTGAGGGCTGGTTTGAAAAGATGTGCTGGAAAACCATCTACCGGGCTGCTTATAGGGATATCACCATCGACAGCCAGAAGATCGATGATGACTACCTGCGGCTGAAGAAGCAGGAAGAACTGTTCGGAGACCGGGAGCTGGAAGCGGAGATCGAGGCCGAAGCGAACGGCCCAGTCATCGACATCGAGCATGCGGAGGCCGAAGAGGTCGTAATTGACGGTGAACCGGAACCCGAAACCAACGAAAAACCACCCAAAACTGAACAAAAAGCACCCGGAAAAGAACAAAATGGCCAGCAGTCTATCGACGGACCGGGATTTTAACCATGCTTGAAGTCCGGGCCCTGGCAAGCAGCAGCGCGGGGAACGCCTATCTGATCCAGGATGGGCGCTCTCCGCTGCTCCTGGACTGCGGGCTGTCCATCCGGGAGCTGAAACAGGCTACAGGCTACCGGCTGACCGGACTGGCTGGGTGCCTGATCACCCATGAGCATATGGACCATGCCAAGGCTGCGCCCGACCTTATGCGGGCCGGGATCAACTGCTACATGTCCGCCGGTACCGCTGAAGCTCTGGGGCTTAACGGTCACCGGGTAAGGGCGGTCAAGGCCCTGGAGCAGTTCACCCTCGGGGCATGGACCGTGCTGCCGTTCGATACTATACATGACGCCGCGGAGCCCTTAGGTTTTCTCCTGGCTGCCGGCGAAGAGAAGGTTTTATACCTGACGGATACCGCTTATTGCAAATACCGCTTCCGGGGACTGACGCGCATTCTGATCGAATGTAACCATTCCTGGGATATCCTGCAGGCCAACGTGGAGAGCGGAGCTGTGCCGGCAGAGATGAAAAAGCGGATCATCCGCAGCCACATGAGCCTGGATACGGTTAAAGATTTTTTCCGGGCCAACGACCTGAGCCAGGTCCGGGATATACACCTGATCCACCTCTCGGACGGCAATTCAGATGCGGAGCGTTTCAAACGCGAGATTCAGGCCCTGACCGGGAAGCCGGTTTATGTGGCTGATAAATAGGGGTGATGATTTAGTGTCTTTCGATATTTACGGCAATCGTTTAAAGCCGGGGCATTGCGAAGTTCATCCTGACATACCGGAACCGTTTCCTTGCTACAGGTGCATTGAGGAAAGAAGGGGCGGCGATTACCCGCCAGAGCCTTACCCGGAATATACCGAGGAGGATATTTGCACCGCGGCAAATCATGCGTATTTTGGGGATGATGATGACGGGGGGCGTTGTTACTGCGGACAAAAACGTTACCCTCGCGGTGGTCCGAAGGATGGGAAACCATGATCTCCCGGACCCGCAAGAAACGAATCGACAGCGGGATCCGGATGAGGTGGCGGTGCTTATCATGGACCTAGTCAGGCGCGGCGTGATTGAGGAGCGGCGGGGCGGGGCAACAGGAAAACGAAAGGAGGTTGCTGCGTGAGCAAGATACCCAAATGCTCTTATGACGAAAACAGCCAGCACTGCCGGGAGTGTGAATGCCCGAACTGTGATTATTATTACCGAAATAACGGAACGTGTGAAGAAGGCTGCGCATCATGCAACGGCAAATCACACGTTTTAGGCTGCATGATGTTTAAGAAGGTAGAGCGATGACCCTCACCCAGGCCGCCAGCATTGCCCTGGTCATCGTTCTGGCCGTGGCGGCTTGCATGGGGGTGAAGCAGTTTTTTAATGAATTGGAAAGGAGGCTCAATCGATGACTACTCAAAGGCCCTGGCGGGTCACTTCAAATATTATCGACGGCAAAATGATGTATGGCGTTTTTCGGCCGCTGGGCAATCCCGGAGAGCCGGACCATAGCGGAAATCGAGAGGTGTTTGATTATTTCGAGAGCCGCGAGGCAGCGCAGGGTTGCGCCGATGCCTTTAACCGGGGTGGGGTGGGTGCGAAGGTGGATGCTGGATCCGGCTATTCCAGCGGAATAGAGGACATAGCCGAACCGGCGGAAGAGCCTTCGGGTTTTGATGCGCCTGAAGGTCTCCAGCTGCCTATTGACAGCATCGAGGCCAATCCGCTAAATCCCCGCAAAAACTTTGACGAGGTCAAGCTGCAGGAGCTGGCCCAAAGTATTGGCGAGATGGGGCTGCTGCAGCCGCTTGTTGTTACTGAGGGCAGAGAGCCAGGACGTTACCTGCTTATTGCCGGGGAGCGGCGCCTCCGGGCCTGCAAGATGATCGGGCTGACTCATGTGCCGGCGATTTTCTGCGACACAGACCTTGAAGCAAGAGGGCAGATGGCGCTGATGCTGATCGAGAACCTGCAGCGCGAGGACTTAGACCCCATCGAGGAGGCCAACGCCTTCGCCACTCTCACCCGCGATCACGGCTGGAAGCAGACCGACCTGGCAGAGAAGATCGGTGTAAGCCAGTCGCATATCGCCAACCGGATCAGGCTTTTGAATCTGCCGGCAAGTGTACAGGAAGGAATATCGGAAGGCAAGGTTACGGCCAGTGTGGGAAAAGAGCTGGCGACCTTAGCCAAGGTGCCGGGGGTAAATGAGGTGCTGGATGAGGCCATGTCAGATGAAGATGAAAACGACCTGATGTGGGAGGCCATGAACGCGGCCTACAGAAATGTTAGGCCCCTACATCACCAGGCCCACCCCGATCCACAGTTTGATCTGAAGCCCTGTGAGCGCTGCAAGGAAAGAGTCATGTTGCCGGACCGTTGGAGCGATGACGGCGAACGGTTGCCCTGGTGTATGAATACCGAGTGCTGGGATGAGAAGCAGGAGAAAGCTATCGAGGAAGCAGCGGAGCGGGCTAAGCAGCAGGCCATAGACGCGGGTGAAGAGGTGGTTCAGCTAGGGGCTTTACCCGGTAGTGCTTATAAATCCTTCGGAATGGCCGGCGGGTTCGACACGGCTGAGTGCACCCAGTGCGAACACCGCAGGAAGGGCCGGCATGGATGGATGGATGAGGATGACGAGCCGATCGATGTCTGCCTGAAAACGGAATGTTTTAACGAAAAGCAATCCGCGCACGACAAAGAGGTCCGCCTACGGGAAAAAGCGATCAAAGACGCGCATGAAGAGCGGAAGGAAAGCCTGATCGCTGGATTCTTTCCGCAGGCGCTTTTTGATGAAGATATCGACCAGGACAGCCCCGACTTCCAAGCCCTGGTCTACATGACCGCAGAAGCGGTCCTCTGCGCTTCAGGATGGTATGTCAAGAGCGCAGAGACGGTTGTTTATGAGCGTTACGGCTGGGAAAAGACGGAGGAGCTGAGCTGGGGGGAAAGGGCGCAACACCTGGTGGACCAGCTTGCAACACTGACGGCGGCGGAGCTGCTGAGAGTGATCCTTTTCGTAATGCTGAAGCCGGCGAACCCTGACGACCGGAATTTCAAGGCTGTGTATGGAGAGAGGGGTAATGGTAACGATGGCCAGTAGGCGCTGGCGCTCCATAGCCGATCCGCCGGAGAAGAGCGGGAATGTCTTGCTGGCTTGCACAATACACGGCATACCGGCAGTCCTGTGGGGGTTTTGCCGGGTTTACTCAGACGGTAGGGCCAGGTTCACCGAGGATATCCAGCGCGGCCGGGGAGTGGCGATCACTCACTGGATGCCGCTGCCGGAGCATCCGTGTGTGAGGGTGGGGGATTAGGAGAACGCGGGAGGCGATGCAGTGAGTAGATATGTAAACATAGCAACCAGGGTATGGCATGATGAAAAGTTCCGTGAACTTTCAGATGATGCGAAGACACTATTTATGTATCTTTTATCATCGCCACATAGTAATATGTGCGGGTTGTTTTATCTCCCGCCTCCGTATGCCTGTCACGACTTAAACTGGAGCGCAGGCCGATATGCAGACGCGCTCAATAAACTCCTGTGCAAAGGGATGGTCTTTGCGGAAGGAGATATCGTTCTAATTAAAAACTTTTTACGCTACAACCCTATCCGCGGACCAAAGCAAGCGGTTGGCGCTGCGAGCCGGTTAAATGAAATTCCTGCCAATTCCCTGATAGGTAAATTTGTAGAGATTTTAAAAGAAAATACCTCAGCGAAGGACTATCAACAGTTTATCGATACCCTATCGATACCCTATCGATACCCTATCGATACCCCTTCGATTCCAGATACAGATACAGATACAGATACAGAATCAGGTACAGAAAGTACTTGCGCATCTGACGACGCGCGTGTTTGTTCAGACCCTCAACCCGGTGGAAGCGTAGAGGCCGAAGAGGTGACTGCTACACCGGAAGCAAAAAGCGGGCCACGATCGCCGTTTAAAAGCAAGCGGCAGGAGCAGCTCTTTGACGAGTTTTGGGGGCAATATCCCAAAAAACGCAGTAAGGGACAGGCTGAAAAGGTGTGGCAAAAGATGTGCCCAGATGACGAATTGTTTGCCGAAATACTGCACGGCCTATCCTTGGCCAAGACTTCGGCGGATTGGCAGAAAGACGGCGGGCAGTTTATCCCTTACCCGGCTACTTGGCTAAACGCCAAAGGCTGGAAGGATGAACACAATACGCAGGCTGGAGGTGGGGGCACCACGCCCCGGGGTTGGCCAACGATAGGTGGCTGGCTCAATGACAAAACCGAGGTGGTAGAACAATGACCTATAAAGAGTTTGCAAAGCTGATGGCGTTTGTAACTGCGGCTGTCGATAAACCCGTGACGCGGCCCACCCTGGACGCTTACTTTGAAATGCTGCACGATTTGCCTTATGAGGTAGCCACTGCAGCCGTGAAGAAAATCATCGCAACGGACGAATACCCGACACTGCCAACCATCGGGAAAATTCGCCAGGCCGCTGCCGAGATAAGCCGGGGGCATATCCTGTCTGCCCCAGAAGCCTGGGGAATGGTGATCAAGGCGATCCATGGCTACGGCTACTACCGGGAGGCGGAGGCCCTGGCCGCTCTACCTGGGCACGTGGCTGAGGTGGTGCGCTGGATGGGCTGGCAGAGTATCTGTATGTCGGACAAGATCGACGTGGTCCGGGGACAGTTTGTAAAAATGTATGAGACGCATCAGAAACGGGAGCAGGAGCAGGCTGTATTGCCGGCTGGCATAAGGGATGCCATAGCCAGGATTGGTGCCGGCAACGACAACCAGGAATCAAAAAAGTTATGTGCAGGCGACAAGGACGTGGTGGGATGACTGAGCATATCGCGTTAGAAAAAGTTAGAAAGGACGGCGATAAACGTGATTAAACGCTGGCAGTTTCTCACCCTTTCGGTTCTTGCTGCAGCAGCGATCATTGCCCTACTGATGGCCTCCGAGCAGCGCGCCGGCCTGGTGGGCGACCTTAAGACGGAAAATGACTACCTCACCCGCCGCCTGGAGCAGACCAGGGACCAGCTGCAGCGGATGGCCGAGCGCCAGGTTGAGCTGGAAAAAACCTTACAAAACCGCACAACAGCCCCGGTCCGCGGTGGCCGGACTGGCAGCCTTATGGACATGCCGGTGACGCAGCCCTCCGGCCTTACTGCAGCCGCATTTGAGCAGGCGCTTGCTGGCACCGGGCTGGCTGGTCTCGGTGAGGCCCTGGTCCGCGCGGAGGCTGCCACCGGCATAAATGCCCTAGTCCTGGCCGGCATCTGTGCACTTGAGACCGGCTGGGGTTCAAGCCGCCTGGCCCGGGATAAAAACAACATGGCCGGGCTCGGCGCTTACGACGGCAGCGAATATTCCGCCGGAATAACCTTCGATTCGCGCGCCGGCAGCATCATGTTTCTTGCGGAGCTGCTGGCCACCCATTACGCCCCGGGCGGGAAGCATTACGGCGGTTCGCATGACCTGGCTGGCATCGGCGTCAATTATGCCTCCGATCCAGCCTGGGCGCAGAAGGTGGCGGGGTGTATGAGGGTGATCGTGGAGGGGGGGTGGCGCCATGAAAATAAAACTGCATCCCCTGGATTACAGCGGGTACAGCGTGCCAGAACAGCTATGTAAGGTGCTGGAAGAATTAAAAGAACTTGAGATGGCCGGAAGCAATATAGAACAGGTGGCCGAAGAAACTTTCGACGTCATTCAGGCCCTGGTCGGCTATCTTATAACCCTGGGCGTGGATGTGGAAGATGCGAACAAAAAGCATATCGAAAAATTGGAGAGGAGACATGGCCGTGTTCAAGAAACGGAAAAACAAGGCACCATATCTTAAGCATTACTGCTGTGGAATGACAGATCGGCAGATATCAAATATAACTGGCAGGAACGTGGCCGCGGTTTGTAGGTGGCGAAAAAGAAATAACCTGCCGCCGAACCCGAAGGGAGCGCTGCGGTCAAAGAGTGAAGCATATCTTTTCTTGCGCCGGCTGCAAATTGCCAGAGGACCCGAAAAAGAACGGCGCATTATACGATGTTTTATGAGCGATCTTCTTAGATGTGCCCAATACTGCCCTGAGCCGGACGTTATGGAGTTTATGGGTGTGTGGCGGGAAGTGAAAGGAGGTCAACAACAATGGGACGCACCGAATTCAGCGCCAGCCCCGAAAAAGGGGGGCCAGTCTCGATCTGCATAACCGTTCCCGGCCGGCCCGTGCCGAAGGAGCGGCCTCAGGTAGGGATGCGCGGACGAAAAGCGTATGTCTACACCCCGGAAAGGACCAAGAACTATGAACAATTGGTGGCCTTGTGTGCCAGTGCAGCTTACGCAGGTGATGTTCTTGCCTGTCCGGTGGCGGTTACAATCGATCTCCATCTTTACGGCAAACGCCGAATCGATGTGGACAACTGCGCTAAAAGCATATTAGACGGAATGAATGGTATTGTCTACGCCGATGACAACCAGGTGGAAGATTTACGGGTGCGTAAGCTCCGCGTAAAGAATCGGAAGCGCGAGCGGGTGGAGATCGAGATCAGGGAGGCGGGAAGCGATGGGAAAGCGGGCTAACTTTAACGGTGACATTATCTACTGCCTGGTCGGTCCTTCCGGCAGCGGCAAAACGACGGTGGCGAAGGAGTTGGAGCAGCGGGGCTATAACGTGATCAAGTCCTACACCACCCGGCCACCGCGGGAACCGGAGGAATGGGGGCACATCTTTGTTGACAGCGTGTCGGCGAAAGAAGGCGTGCTCGCCCACACACTCTATGACGGCTATCATTACTGGGCCAGGCGCGAACAGTATCAGGGTAAGGGCAAATCAATCTACGTCATCGATCCCGAAGGGGTGGAGGTTCTGCGCAAAACTGTAGCGGATACACAGGTCGTCGTAATCTATCTGAATGCCACCGAGACAGAGTGCTTTGCGCGGATGCTTGTAAGGTTGCATGAAAAATACGGCATAAAGACGCCTCCGGAATATTATGCGGACAAAGATACGGTGAAGCGCCGGCTTGAACACGACCGTAAGCTGTTTCGGGTCGTGCCCTGCGATTATGCAATAGACGCAAACGGCACCATTGCCGAAACCGTCGAAAACGTTTTGGAGGTAATCCGGAGTTAATGAGCAAGGGGAGGGGCGCCGTGGCCAAACAGCAGAAATATTTTAGGCAAGTCGAGAAGCTTCTATACGACTACAAATATTTAGACCAGGCGATCGCCAACTTGGAGGCTGAGCTGGAGGCCATTATGCCGCAGACCACTACCAGCCTGATTAAGATTGGCCAGGGCGGCGCAAGAAACCCCTTTGATACCAGCCAAACAGAGCATTGGGGCATCAAGCGGGCCGAATCACCGCGGGCCGTGAGGCTCCAGACTTTGCTCCGGGAAAAGCGCCGGCATAAAAAGGCCATCAAGGGGGCCCGGGAACAACTGAGCGATGAAGAGAACACGTTTGTCTGGCATCGCTACGATAAAGAGATGCCGCATGAGGAAATTTGGGAAGCGATGCATATGGAGAGGCGCAATTACTACCGCTTCCGCCGACGGGTCATTGAAAAAATGGCTAAGATGCTGGGTTATTTGTGATTTTATAGCCTGTCACTTTTTTGTCACTTTTTTGTCACTTACAAACCGCTTTATCTATGAAATAATATAATAGTAATAGACTACATATACCGCCATTAGATCAGCTCCAACTCTAATGCGGGAACTCAGGTAACTACTGGAAACAACCGGTAGCTCTACCTTAAGAGCCTTCGGGCTCTTTTTTATTGGATAAAACGGGGTGGCGATGATGGCCCGCAAAAGAAAATTAACTGTAAAACAAAAAGCATTTGCTGATATATACATTGAGACTGGGAACGCAGCTGAGGCTGCCCGGCTAGCCGGCTACAGCCCAAGAACTGCAAGGAGTATCGGGGCAGAGAACCTGACTAAGCCTTATATTTTGGATTATATAAAGGCAAGAAACAAAGAGATCGAGAGCAAGAGGATCGCCAACATGAAAGAGGTCAAAGAGTTCTGGACCAAGCTTTTAAGGGACCTTGAGGCGGATCCTAGGGATCGGCTCAAAGCATCTGAGTATATAGCCAAAACGAACGGGGCCTTCCTCGACAAGGTTGAACACAGCGGCACCGTCAAGATGGACAACCCGCTCAGTGGCCTTACCACCGACGAGCTAAGGCAGCTGATCGCAAATGAAAGTAAGTAGAGAGGTAATCCGTAAACAAGCCCAGCTAGAGCTCGCACGCCGCGAGTTCTTTTATTTTTGTCATTTGCTGGCGCCGGACTTCTACATGCCTGAGCGGCTATACTTAAAGACCCTGTGTGACGATATGCAGGAGTTTTATGAGTCTGATGACGATGTGGCCATTTACAACCTGCCACCCAGGCACGGGAAAAGCCGGACGGCTGGCCTCCTGGCACAATGGGTGTTCGGGAGAAACCAGCAAGAGAAGATTATGACGGGTAGCTATAACGAAATTCTATCGAGCACTTTCTCCAAGGCAGTAAGGAACGGGATCCAGGAAGTAAAGGCCGATCCCGATAAAACGGTTTACAGCGACATCTTCCCGGGAACCAGAATCAAGCACGGCGACGCTGCCATGAACCTTTGGAGCTTGGACGGCTATCACAGCAGTTATCTAGCCACCAGCCCTACGGGGACGGCCACTGGGTTCGGGTGCACTTTGCTTCTTATCGATGACCTGATTAAAAATGTCGAAGAAGCTTACAACGACAACGTTCTGGAGAAGCAGTGGAGCTGGTTCACCAACACCATGCTTTCTCGGTTAGAAGAAGGCGGGAAGATCATCATCGTCATGACCAGGTGGGCCACCGGGGACCTGGCCGGCCGGGCCCTGGAACACTTTGCAGAAGAAAAGAAAAAGGTTCGGCTGCTCACGATGAAGGCCGTCCAGGATGACGGCTCAATGTTATGTGATGAAATTCTTTCCCGGGAGAGCTACGAGATGAAAGCCCGGGCAATGAACCCGGATGTGGCATCTGCGAACTATCAGCAGATACCGATTGACATCAAGGGCAAGCTTTACAGCAGCTTTAAGACTTATACAGACATTCCAAGGGATGGCGCCGGCAATCCGCTGTTTACCGGCATATACAGCTACTGCGACAGCGCGGACCAGGGGGATGATTACCTCTGCAACATCATCTGGGGCGAGTACCAGAAAGAAGCCTACGTCCTGGATGTCATATATACCAAGGCGCCGATGGAGGATACGGAGCCGGCGGTTGCCCAGGCTCTCCATAAATTTAAGGTCAACCGGGCCCGGTTCGAGAGCAACAGCGGCGGCCGGTCATTCGCCAGGAACGTCAGGCGGATCCTGGAGCATGAGTTGGGCAGCAATTACACC